GTTTGTTCCAGCAGAAGATTTTGTTGTTAGTTATGGTGCATCTGATTTAACAACCTGTGATCGTGCTACTCACATAATGAAGAAAAGCACGAATGATATTAAAAAGTTACAGGTTATAGGGTTTTACAGAGATGTAGATTTACAAGAACCTTCAGATGATTTAACTAAGATTCAGTCAAAGTACAACGAACTAACAGGTGAAAGACAATCATACGAGAATGATAATCGTCATACCATCTTAGAAATGATGGTAGATTTAGACCTCAAAGGTTTTGAAGATAGAAAAGACGGACAAGTCACAGGCATAGCATTACCTTATGTTGTTACCTTAGATTATCAATCAGGCAAGATATTAGCGATACGAAGGAACTACATTGAAGATGATCCTTTGAAGAAACGCAGACAACACTTTGTTCACTATCAATACCTACCCGGAATGGGATTCTATGGGTTTGGTTTAATACATTTAATTGGTGGCATAGCTAAATCAGCTACAAGTTTATTAAGACAACTCGTTGATGCAGGTACATTATCTAACCTGCCGGGTGGTTTAAAATCAAGAGGTTTAAGAATTAAGGGCGATGATACACCTATCATGCCCGGAGAGTTTCGTGATGTGGATGTGCCGGGTGGTGCGATAAAGGATAATATTACCTTTCTCCCCTACAAAGAGCCTTCTACGACATTATACTCCCTGCTTCAAAATTTAGTTGAAGAAGGTAGAAGGTTTGCTTCATTGGCTGATATGAAAGTTTCAGACATGAATAACCAAGCTCCAGTCGGCACCACACTCGCATTGTTAGAAAGATCACTGAAAGTTATAGGATCAGTACAAAGCAGGATTCATAACTCCATGAAGCATGAACTTAGAATTTTATCTAAGATTATTTTTGATTATGGACCTACAGAGTATCCTTATAACATTAAGGGTAAAGAATTAATTAAAGAGGATTTTGATGGCAGAGTTGATGTAATTCCTGTATCTGATCCTAATGCTTCCACAAAAGCACAAAAGATTATGCAGTATCAAGCTGCACTACAGCTATCACAACAAGCACCGCAGATGTATAACATGGAAGAACTCCATAGACAGATGTTGGATGTATTAGGCATTAGAGATGCAGATAAGATTGTACCGCTTGAAACTGAGATAGCACCAACTGATCCAGTATCAGAAAACATGAACTTATTAAACAGAAAACCTGTTAAAGCGTTTATGTATCAGGATCACGAAGCACACATTAAAGTGCATATGGCTGCTATGAACGATCCTAAGATGAGAGAAATGGTAGGACAAAGCCCTAATGCTAACTCTATCTTAGCTGCCTTTACAGAGCATGTGACAGAACATATAGCGTTTCAATATCGTAAAGAAATTGAAAAACAACTTGGTGCACCGCTACCACCACCTGATGAACCGCTACCAGAAGATATTGAACTGCGTTTATCAGAACTTGTATCTGAAGCTGCTGAAAGAGTATTAGCCTCAAGTCAAGCAGATGAAAGACAAGAAGAAATAAGAGAACAGTTAGAGGACCCTGTATTACAACAAAGAGAAAGAGAGTTGGATATCAGAGAAGCTGAAGTACAAAGAAAAATTAAAGCTGATGCTGAAAGACTGGCTCTTGATTTAGAAAAAGCTAAAGCAACTAATGAAGTAGAAAAAGAAAGAATTGCTTCACAAGAACGCATAGCGGGTGCTAACATCGGATTAAAAGCTGCTACAGAAAATAAAAAAATATCTAGCAAAGAGCAAATAGAAGGTGCTAAGATAGGTAGAGATATAGCAGAAACATTACTGGAAGATGAGTGAGTGGATCAACTGAAAATATAGTAGAAGCTATACAACAGAAGATTCGTGAGCATATGAATGAACATGCTGATCATTTATCTGGCGGTGGATGTAAAAATTTTGAGGAATACAGATATCTAACAGGTGTGATATCTGGACTTGCCTTAGTAGAAAGAGATATACTCGATCTGCTAGAAATAGTAAATCGTCAAAACTGACGCAAGGACCTAGACCTTAATCTAGTGCAAAGGAGAAAACATGACAGAACCTGCAAAGGATACTCAACCCAAAGAGGTTGAAGCAACAGACAAAGCTAAACAACTCCCTGTTCCAAAGGGTTACAAAATTCTAATCGCATTACCCGATATAGAAGAAACTACCAAAGGTGGAATTATTAAAGCATCTGAAACTCGTAGAGTGGAAGAAGTTGGTTCTATCGTTGGGTTTGTTTTAGAAATGGGTGATGATTGTTATCAAGATAAGAACAGATTTCCAAATGGTCCTTATTGTGAAAAGGGCGATTGGATTATTATGCGTTCTTATTCAGGCACTAGATTTATGGTGCATGGAAAAGAATTTCGTTTAATTAATGACGACAGTGTAGAAGCTGTTGTTCAAGACCCAAGAGGAATAGTAAAGGTAATTTAATATGTCTGAAAATAATACCGCAAATCAAGAAGTTGAACAGGTAGAACCAATAGAACAACCTGTAGAAACTTCCAAAGAAGAAAAGTTTTTTGGAGTCAAACATCAAATCGGTAAAAGCAAAGATGACTCAACAGAAAACAAAAATGAAGAAGTCGAGGTGGAAGTCATTGACGATAGACCACCTGAAGATCGTAAGCCCCCTAAAGTAGAAACTGCAAAGAATGATGTAGAAGAAGAAATAGAGGGCATTAACGATAAAGTTCAAAAGCGAATTGATAAACTCAAGTATGAGTACCATGAAGAAAGACGAGCTAAAGAAGCAGCAGATCGTTTACGAGAAGAAGCTGTTAATTATGCTCAGAAGATTCAAGGGGAAAATAAAAGGCTATCAGCTTTAATTAATAAAGGTGAAGAAGCTCTTTTAGGGCAAATCTCTGCTAAGTCAACGGCTGAGTTAGAGAAGGCTAAAGCTGAGTTTAAAGAGGCTTATGAAGCTGGTAATAGCGATGCTATGTTAGCAGCAAATGAAAAGATACTTGCAGCACAAGTTGATTTAAAATCTGCTACAGAAAAGCTAAATTATTACCAACAGCAACAGGAAGCAATACAAGAACAAGCACAGCAACCTGTTCAACAACCTCAGCAACCACCACAACAAGCCTTAGATAGTAGGCAAGTAAAATGGTTGCAAGATAATAAATGGTTTAGTAATCCTGATTATCCTGAAGCAACAGGTTATGCTTATGGTATCCATGAGAGATTAATCAAAGTTGAAGGAGTTAATCCTAACAGTGATCAGTATTACGAGGAAATTGATAAGCGAATGAGCCAAAGATTTCCTGAGCTTTATGAGGGTAAACCAAGTGCTGTAGCCACTGAAACTGAAGTAATTCAGGAAGAAGTGGAAACTGAGACCTCAAAAAAGCCATCGAATGTCGTAGCACCTGCAACAAGAAACAATGGTGCTATGCCTCGCAAAGTTCAGTTAACAGCAACTCAAGTCGCCCTCGCAAGGCGTTTGGGTTTAACACCAGAGCAATACGCCAAACAACTCGCACAGGAGAATAGATAATGGCAGATGAAAATAAAGTAACTGAAGAAGTTACTAGAGCAGCAAGAGAGACGGAGTCCAGAGAGGCTTCTGAACGAACCCAATCTTGGGAACCACAATCGAAACTACCTAGCCCTACACCGCAAGACGGATGGGTGTTTAGGTGGGTAGCTACAAGTGTTTTAGGGCAACCTAATAATACTAATGTTAGCTCTAAGTTTAGAGAAGGATGGGAGCCTGTGAAAGCAGAGGATCACCCTGAACTACACTTAGTTTGTGATGTGGATTCAGAGTGGGCTAGTAAAGGTAATTTGGAAGTAGGTGGTCTTTTACTTTGTAAAGCTCCAAAAGAGCTTATGGAGCAAAGAGATGAGTACTACAGAAAGATGTCCGCAGAGCAAATGGAAGCCGTTGATAATAACTTTATGAAAGAAAATGATCCTCGTATGCCTCTGTTACAACCAGATCGCAAAAGTAGGACTACATTTGGTGGCTCTAAGTAACACTTAATATTTTGCTTGGGGCTGTTGTTTAACCTCTTTTAGGAGAATTATATGGCTAGTTCAGCTACCCCAATGGGTGCCGAGCCTGTAGGTTGTATTAGTTCTGGCGGTTCCTTCACAGGAAAAGTTAGACACTATAAAATAGCCTCCAACTATGGTACCGCTATATTCTATGGAGATTTTGTAAAGATAGTAAGTTCTGGAACTGTTGAAAAAGACACAGGAACTACTGCTTGTACTCCCATAGGCGTATTTGTAGGTGTTTCATACACTGATCCAAATACAAATCAAAAAACATTCTCACAGACATATCCAGCATCAACTGTTGCTAGTGATATTAGTGCGTATGTTGTTGATGATCCTTACCTAGAAATGCAAATGCAAGGTGATGCGTCACTTGCACAAACAGCTTTAGGTAACAATGTTGCTGTGGTTCAAACCGCAGGAAGCACTACGATTGGTCGTAGTAAAAATGCAGTAGATTCATCTACCATTGCTACAACCAATACATTACCATTAAGAATTATGGAGTTCGTTGACGGACCTGATAGTTCTGTTGGTGATTCTTTCACCGATGTCATCGTTAAGTTTAACGCAGGGCATCAACTTGATAACACAACTGGCGTTTAATTTAGGAGAATAATATGGCTATTTCAAGAGCACAAATGTTAAAAGAACTCCTACCCGGACTAAACGCTTTGTTTGGGTTGGAGTACGAAAAGTACGAAGATGAGCACACCATGATCTATGAAACTGAAAATTCAGATCGTTCATTCGAAGAAGAAGTTCAGTTAAGTGGATTTGGTCAGGCGGTTGTTAAAGACGAAGGTTCTGCAATCACTTACGATTCAGCACAAGAGAGCTTTACAGCAAGATATAACCACGAAACCATTGCTTTAGGTTTTGCTATTACAGAAGAAGCAATCGAAGATAACCTCTACGATTCTTTATCTGCTAGATATACTAAAGCACTCGCAAGAGCTATGGCTTACACTAAGCAAGTTAAAGCTGCGAATCCACTCAATAATGGGTTTACTAACAGTTTCCAATCTGGAGATGGGGTAAACTTATTTACTGCTGATGGAGATGGTGTAACTGGTGGTGATGGTCACCCATTAGTAAATGGTGGTAAAAACTCTAATAGACCTGCTACAGCAGCAGACCTTAATGAAACTTCTTTAGAAAATGCGATTATTGAAATTGCAGCTTTTAAAGATCAAAGAGGTCTTAAAATTGCAGCTAGACCAAAAAGACTTATCGTTCCATCTGCATTGCAGTTTACAGCGACAAGACTTTTAGAAAGTCAATTTAGAGTTGGTACTTCAGATAATGATGTTAACGCTATTGTAACTAACGGAGCTATTCCTGAAGGTTACATGGTTAACCATTATTTAACCGATACTAATGCTTTCTTCATAATCACTGATGTTCCAAATGGAATGAAACATTTCAATAGAACTGGAATGGAAACTTCTATGGATGGTGATTTTGATACTGGTAATGTGAGGTATAAAGCAAGAGAAAGATACTCATTTGGTGTATCTGATCCTCTTGGTATTTACGGATCACCCGGTTCAAGCTAAACTTATAGGGGAGCTAATGCTCCCCTTTTTTCGTATCTAGGGATTTTATTAATCTAGCGACTGACCTAGCAGACAAACCAAGACGCTAGAATTTTATAGGTAACAACTATGGGAAACTCAACTTTTAACGGACCAGTTAGGTCTGAGAATGGCTTTACAGTCATTTCAAAAAATTCAACAACAGGTGCTATTACTACTGAATTTACTTTAGATGGTGATGGTATGAAGGTCACACCTGTAGCTTTAACTGATGCAGATACATCACTTACAGCAACAGCAAATGGTGGTCGTATTAATGTAGTTCCAGCTATTACAGCAGACAGAACTCTTACATTACCAAGCCCTTCTGCTGGTGTGTACTTTAAACTTATTTATGGTGGTGCAGCAGAAGAAACAGAAAACCTTATCATTGATACAGGTTCAGATACTAATTTCTTCATTGGTGGAATTATTCACCTAGATTCTAATGCAGATAATCTTTCTGTTTACGCTGATGGTAACTCAAACTCCATACTTACTTTAACTGACTTTGGTTTATTTGAAATCAACATCTTAGCTAAAGATTCAACTAACTGGTACATCTGGGGCAACCAAGAAGGTGCAGATGTTCCAGCATTTACTGACCAACCTTAATAGGAGTAAATTATGGCTGATGCAGTAACATCTACAACTATTTTAGATAGTGATAAAGATTTTATAGTACAGCTTACAAATGTTAGCGATGGCACAGGTGAAAGTGCTGTCGCTAAAGTTGATGTGAGTGCTTTAAAATCTAGTACGCTAGATGGTAAAGCATGTTCTGGTGTTAAGTTACAAAAGGTTTATTACTCTATTTTAGGATTTACTAAGATAGGTTTATTTTGGAACGCATCATCAGATACATTGTGCTTAGAATTAAACCCAAGTGCTGATGGTGTTTTAGACTTTTCACCTTTTGGTGGATTGCAGAACACATCAGGTTCAGGCAAAAACGGAGATATTAATCTTACAACTACAGGACATAGTTCTGGAGATACATATCTTATCGTGTTGCATTGTATTAAATCTTACGATTAAGGTGAATTATGTCTTATAGAAAAGAAGAGAACGGACACTTTGTTAATGGTGATCCGGCATTTTTAATTTGGAATGGAGAAGAACTAGTAGCTGGTCCTATGCGAGAAAAGGAAGCTGACGCTATGCTAAAGGAATTAAAGCCTACAGCTAAGAAAGCCCCTGCTAAAAAAACCACTGCTAAAAAAACTTCTGCTAAAAAATCAACAACAAAAAAGGTGAAAAAAAATGGCAAAAACTAGCAAATACGGATCAAAGATGAAAGGCGGTAAAACTACTAAATACTCATCAAAGATGAAAGGTGGTAAAAATACCAAGTACTCATCAAAGATGAGAGGCGGTAGAAGAAGTGGTTCTAAAATGTCATCTAAGATGACTCCTACTTTTAACGAACTTGTTAAAAAGAAAACTGGCGGTAGAGTCTAGTAATTAGTGAGCCGAGCTGCCAAAGACTCAAGATTAAAACGGGCAGGTGTTTCGGGGTACAACAAACCAAAGCGTACCCCAAATCACCCTAAGAAGTCCCATATAGTTGTCGCAAAAGAAGGCGACAAGATAAAGACTATTAGATTTGGACAGCAAGGCAAAAAGGTTGGAACATTATCAGGAACTGCTGGTAAACCCAAGAAAGGTGAATCAAAACGCATGAAAGCTAAAAGAAAATCTTTTAAAGCTAGACATCGTAAGAACATCAAGAAGGGTAAAATGTCAGCAGCTTATTGGGCGGATAAAGTTAAATGGTAATGTCCAGAACTGCTTTTAAACAAAGCACACTAAAAGCACCAGCATCAAAAAAGAATAAAGTTCCACATAGAACAAATGAGAAGCAAAAAAGACCCAAAAGTAGGAACAGGTAAAAAACCTAAAGGTTCAGGTCGCAGACTTTATACGGATGAGAATCCAAAAGATACTGTAAGTATTAAGTATGCTTCTGTTGCTGATGCTAGAGAAACAGTAGCTAAAGTTAAAAAAATAAAAAAATCTTTTGCTAGAAAAATACAAATATTAACTGTAATGGAACAAAGAGCTAAGGTTGCAGGTAAAGATGCACAAGCAGCCATAGCAAAAAGAGGTAAGGAAGCTATTAGGAGAAAGCATGGCAAGTAGCGGTACAACAGCATTTAATTTAGATTTATCTGATATTATTGAAGAAGCATACGAGTTGTGCGGACTTGAGATGCGTTCAGGCTATGACTATAGAACAGCTAGAAGAGCCTTAGATTTATTATTTCTTGAATGGCAAAACAAAGGCACTAATTTATTTTCAATAGAGTCAGGATCACAGTCTTTAACTGAAGGCACATCTTCTTATAGTTTAGGAACAGATGTATTAGAAATAGTAGAGGCTTTTATTAGAACTGATTCAGGTGATACATCAAAACAATTCGATCAAAATCTTAGAAGGATATCTGTAAGTGAATACACACATATAGCTAATAAACTTTCTAAAGGTAAACCTAGTTTATATTATTTAGATAAAGGTGTAGATAATCCTACTTTAACTTTATGGAATACACCTGATGGTGCAGAAACTTATACTTGTATTTATTACTATATTAAAAAGATAGAAGATACAGGAGAACCAGCAAGTAATAATGCTGGAGTGCCTACAAGATATTTACCATGTATGACATACGGATTGGCATACAATATTGCATGTAAGAAAGAACAGGCTACTGCAAAAGTTCCAATGCTTAGACAAAGATATTTAGAATTATGGAATGAAGTTAGTGATGCAGACAGAGAAAGAGCATCAGTAAGGTTTGTTCCTTACAGTTTTTACAACTAATATGTATGCTCAAGGTAGAAAAGCATTAGGTATATGCGATAGATGTGGTTTTACATTTAAGTTAAAAGAACTTAGATATGAAACAGAAAACAAAGTTAGGAATGGTTTAAGAGTATGTCCTGAGTGTTTTGATCCTGATCATCCACAATTTGATGTAAATCGTGTATCAACTATTGATCCACAGGCTTTATATGATGCTAGAGTGGATACAGGAGAAGAAGCATCAGCAAGATTGTTTGCTTTTGATCCTGTAGGTGGTGGTATAACAGCTTTAGGTTCAAGAACAGTTGGTTTGGATATGAGAGGTGAGTTAGGTGAAATAACTTTATCAGGAGTTACTTCAGCTTCTCCAACTCCTTCTCCAACTCCAGCACCTACCCCAGCACCTACTCCATCACCATCTAATATAGCAACTCCAACAGCAACTACTGGAACAACAAGTCTAGGATCAGTAACTGTTTCAACTCCTTCTGCATCTTATACTACTTATACAATTACAGTGGCTAGTTATTATGGTTCTAATTATTACTATGTTAATGGTAGTAGAGCAGCAACTTTAAACTTAGTAGAAGGACAATCTTACAGATTTGATCAATCTGATAGTAGTAATAGTGGACACCCATTAAGATTTTCTACTACATCAGATGGTACGCATGGTGGTGGTTCAGAATACACAACAGGAGTTACAACCAATGGAACAGCAGGAAATGCAGGTGCTTACACACAAATAGAGATAGCATCTGGTGCTCCAACATTATATTATTATTGCACTAACCACTCAGGCATGGGGGGTCAAATTAACACATGACATACGCAGAATTAAAAAGTTTAGTTCAGAATTATTTACAAAATACAGAAACACAATTTGTTTCTGATTTACCTAAATTAATAGAACAAACAGAAGAAAGGATATTAAAAACTATTAATCTTCCTGTATTTAGAAAGAATGTTAGTGGTACATTAACATCCGGAAATCAATACCTTGCGACACCTTCTGATTTTTTAGATAGCTTTTCTTTATCTTTAACAAGTTCAAGTGAGCAATCATTTCTTTTATTTAAAGATGTAAACTTTGTAAGAGAAGCATATCCAAATGCAAGTATTACAGGCACACCAAAACATTACGCTTTATTTGATGATACAACTTTTATTGTTGGACCAACTCCAAATGCTGATTTAGTAGTTGAGTTGCATTATTTTTATAGACCTGCATCAATAACAGCAGGTGGAGATAGTGGCACAACATGGCTATCAACTAACGCAAAAAATGCTTTACTATATGGAACTCTGCTAGAGTCTTATGTTTATATGAAAGGCGATCCTGATTTAATGGCAACATACGAAAAAAGATTTATGGAAGCTCTAGTAAGATTAAAAAATCTAGGAGAAGGTGATAATACTGTTGATACCTATAGAGATGATGTGGTTAGAGTACAGAGGACATAATGTTTACAGTAGATGTTGAATCAAGCATAGGGAATGTAGTTGTAGAAACTACACAAAATAAAGGTTTAAGTCCTGAATATTGGACAGAAAGAATAGTAAATAAGATTGTAAGTATTAGTGATAATGCTGATCCTGTAGTTCAAGCACAGGCAAAAGCATTTAAAGAAGCTATACAAACAGTTGTTTTATTATATATGAAACAAGCTATAGCTAGTGATAGAGCTACTGTAGCAGGTTTATTAGAAAAACAAGGTCATAAAGATATGGCTAATATTATTAGGAGACTATAATGGCGATTTCACAAGCTATGTGTACTTCCTTTAAAAAAGAACTTTTAGAGGGTGTGCATAATTTTAAAAACTCAGGTGGTAACACATTTAACTTAGCACTCTATACTAGTAGTGCTTCTTTAGGTGCATCTACAACTGCGTACACAACATCAAATGAAGCATCAGGAACTAACTATACTGCTAAGGGTGCATCATTAACTAGAGTTGATCCTACGACATCAGGCACAACTGCGTTTACTGATTTTGCAGATTTAACATTTTCTAATGCAACAGTGACTGCAAATGGTTGTATGATATTTAATGATTCAGCTTCAGGTGATCCAGCAGTATGTGTTTTAGCTTTTGGTGGCGATAAAACATCAACAGCAGGTGATTTTACAATTCAATTTCCAACAGCAGACGCATCTAACGCAATTATCAGAATAGCTTAACATGGCTGATATTACAGGTTGGGGTCGTTCCACATGGGGTTCAGGAGCATGGGGAGAGTCTATACCTGTAGAAGTAACTGGAGTAGTTGGTACAACTGCTATTACTTCAGTTGCAATAAGTGCTGGTGGAGAGGTAGGGGTTACTGGCGTATCAGGAACAACTGCATTAGGCACAGAATCTTTAGAAACAAATAATACTTTAGCAGTTACAGGTGAATCTTCTACAAGTGCAGTAGGTTCTGTATCTGTAAATG